AGGGTAGCACGGGACGCCGTAGTCGTGGGGCTGCCAGCAGCTGGCGCAGGCTCCGGGTGGGGGTCGACGTGCCATGGGTCAGCCTCCGAGCTGGGAGCGCATCGTGGCCCGCAGGTTCTCGGGGCCGAGACGGCGGTTCACCTGGAGGCCGTGGTGGTCGGCGAAGGCGAGCAGCTGGTCGCGGTCGTCGGGCAGCGCCTCGAGGTCGACGAGGGCACCGGGGGTGGAGACGGTGGTGGTCTGGAGCCCGCCACCGTCCCCATCCGGTTGCCCCTCCTCGGGCCAGGGCCACGGTGCCGCCTCGGCGGTCTGCTCGGGCTCCGGCGCGGGTGTGAGATCGACGGGCGCCGGCTCGTGCTGGCTCAGACCCGACAGGTCCGGCACGTCGACCGCCGGCGGCTCGTCCCAGACGGCCGGGTTCGTGATCAGCACAGCCACCTCGGCGGGCGGCTCCGTGCTGTACGACGGCCCCCACCAGCCGTGGCCCTCGGCGTACACGTTGCGGATCAGCTTGGCCATCGGAGGCTCCGGGGTGGTAGCAGCGGGCCCCGTGGGGTCGACCAGGCGTGCATGCCCAGCCGACCCCCGGGGGCCGCAGGTGGGATCAGGAGGCGACGTCTGCGATCAGGATCTTGCGCGGGTCGTCGATCACTGGCATGGATGTCGCCGTCGACTTCGACCACACCTTCACCGGGTCGCCGTCCTTGAGCGTCACCGAGGTGATGCCGGGGGCGTCGTCGATGCGCATGTAGCCGGCCTCGACCAGCTCCAGGGCCTCGGCGGTGATGCCCCACACGGTGCGACCGAGCGAACGGCCGTTGGCGGGCAGGAAGATCATCTTGTCGTTGGCGATCGGCCGGGTCGACGAACCGTCGACATCGACGCGGGCGTCGTAGGTGACGACCTGCGGGAGCCCGTGGGCGTTGAGGACCTGGTTGAGCTGGTCCTGGGTGACGATGTTCGGGGCACCGGTCACCGACCCGACGAGCGAACGGATCGCCGCGTTGCGCAGCAGGTAGCCGAGCACCACCGTCGACGTGAGGGCGAACGCAGCGGGCTCACCGGCATCGTCGATGTAGGTCTGCTGCCAGCCCCGCATCTCGGCCACCGGATCCGCCGACGCCACCGTCGCGAACGACGTCGAGGCCGACACGATGTGGCTGGCGTCGACGCCAGCGTCGTACTCGAGGGTCAGGCCGTTCTCGGCCGACAGCGTGAACTTGCCGTCCGACAGGACGTCACCGCGGGCCAGCTCGGCCCGGGCACGGATGGCCCGCACGTTGTTGGCCGTGTCGTCGTAGATCTGGTTGACGAGCTGGCCGCTCGTGCCGCCCTGGCTGCGGGCCTTGGCGAGCTGGATGGTCTCGTACTCGCCGACCACCAGCTTCTGGCCGACCGGCGGGATCTTCACCTTCGACGTGGTGAACGTGTCCCGCTTGCCGATCGGGGTCTCGGCGTCGTACGCCCGGTACTTGGCCGCCCGGTTGGTCTGGGTGAGCACGCCCAGGTCGACCTCGATGCCGTCGATGGTGACATCGGGGAGGAACTGGTTGAGGATGAAGTTGGACGGCGTGGGCACGTCGCGCCGAGAGAACTCGGTGAGCTGCGCCAGGTCCGTGATGTCGGTGACGATTGCCATGAGTGGTCAGCTCCTCAGCTGATGGTGAGCCGAGGGCTCAGCGGAAGTGGATGAGCGGGGCGGCGGACTTGAAGGCGGCGGTGACGCCGTGGCCGGACGGCAGCTTCGACTCGACGACGAAGCCGTGCTCGAGGATGGCGACGGCCTTGTCGCTGTCGGAGGTGCCGGTGACGACCGTCGAGTCGAACAGGAGCCCGAGCGCCGCCCAGGTGCCGGCGGCGCCGGCCGTGGAGGTGGCGGCGACGATGGTGCCGCCGGTGGCGTTCGTGTTGTCGACGACGATCGCCGGCACGTTCTCGCCGGCCCGGTCACCGGCGTAGGTGACGGTGAGCGGGCCACCGGCGGAACCGGTGACGACGATGTCGCCGGGGTTCACCGAGGCGAGCCCTTCGAGGGCACTGGTGACGGCGGCGGCGGTGAACCCGGCGGCGCTGGCGGAGACGCCCGTGGCGGTCTCACCATCGAAGGTGAGGTCGACGGTGCCGCCCGTGGAGGTGCGGATGAGGGTCTGGACCTCGTCGACGGCGTCGAGCGCCGAGTAGGGCTGCCACAGGCCGGAGCCGGAGTGGAGGGCGACGGCGGTGCCGGACTTGACGAGCCCGCCACCGGTGGGGAAGTGGGTGTCGGCGACGAGGGTCGACACGTCGAGGGTGCCGGTGCGGGTGGCCTCGGTGCCGTGGGCCGACGCGAGCCAGTCCCGGTTCTCGTTGAGACCGAAGTCGGTGATGTGCTTGGCGATGTCGAATCCCATGACGGGTGGTCTCCTCAGGAGGCGTTGGTGGCGGGGATGCCGAGGCGCTTGCGGGCGGCCTCACGGGCGGGGTCGAGCTGCGTGACGCTGCCGCCGGGGGCGGGGGGCTTCACGGGGGCGGGCGGTGCCGGACGGCCCGGCGCGGGCGGGGTGGCGGCCGGGTCGGCGAACAGGGACGGGATGTCGGCCTTGAGGGCGTCGATCTCGTCGACGATCGCCGTGTCGTCGGCGTCCGCCTCGAGGTTGAGGGCGCGGCGGGCACGGGCGATCGCCTTGTCCTTGCCGGCTTCGTCGAGGCCTGCGCCGACACCGGCGGCGAGGAGCTTGCGTTCGACCTTGGCGTCGAACCGCTCACGGGCGGCCTCGGCCTTCGCCTGGTCGGCGGCGGCCTGGGCGGCCTGGGCGGCAGCGAGGGCCTTCTCGGCGTCGGTCTTGGTCTGGTTGTCGGCGTCGGCGGCGGCCTGGATCTTGGCCTTCGCTTCGTCGATGGTGCAGCCGAGCTCCTGGGCGAGCTCAGAGGCGGCGGCCCGCTTGGCTTCGGCTCGGGCCCGGGCTGCGATCTTGTCGACGTCGGCCTGCGTGAACGACTTCGGCTCGGGCTTGTCGTCGCCTTCGTCGCCGTCGGCGCCGCGGACATCGGGGAACACGCGACCAGAGACCGGGTGCACCCAGAAGGTGTGCCGGTCGATCTTCACCTTGCGGTAGTCGAGTGCGTCGAGCATGGGTCTCCTCGTGGTTCCAACCCCGCTTCACGGCCACGGGTCGCCGCCCAACCCCACAGGGCCGGTCGGGGGCGATGGTCAGCCATCGCCCCGGGAACGCCAGGGATGCAGGAAACTGGGGGGCATGACGAACTGGACGGTCGGCTCAGCGACCACACACGCGACCCCGGCCCGCCCCTCGATCGGCACGGCCAAGGGCTCGGCAGCAGCCACCGGCGCTCGGAAGGGCATCAGGCCTGTACCGCCGATCCACGCCGTCGGCGAGGACGGCGTGTCAGCCTGCGGCCTGCGGGGCATGCACCGGTTCCCGGCACCGTGGCCGCCGAACGACACCACCGACGCCTGCCCTGCTTGCCTCGGGGCGACGACCTAGTCGTCGTTCTCGTCGTCGCACAGGTGCGGGGCGTTCTCGCGGTCGCGCAGCTGCGTCATCCGGTCGAACTGGTCTTCGACGAGGCCGTGCGTGGCCCACGGGGAGCCATGGCGCAGATGTGAGCCGCCGTAGGGCGCATCGGCGCCGGGCGAGAACCAGCCGAGCATCACCACGCAGTCGACCAGGACGCCACCAGGCGGGCACCAGTCGGTGCCGGCCACCGCGGCGGCCACCGCGTCACGCACCCGTTCGGCCACCTGGTCGTGGGTGAGGTGCGACAGGCCCTCGACGTCGTCGCCTGGGTCCGGGAGCTCGTCGGGCCCCACGTCGCTCACCGCCGCCACCGCCGCACCCAGGCCACGGCGCGCCCGATGACGCCCACGTCTCGGCCGTCGTCGTCGCCGACCAGCCACGCCCACACGGCGGCGATCACGGCACCGGCGGGATGACCACAGTCGGCGCCACCGGGGCAGGATCCCCGACCCGGTCACCCACACCCAACCGGTCGGCCACCACGCCCGCGGCACCGGGGGCCCCGGCGAGGGCGTCGGCGACCTCGACAGCCGACGACGTGTCCTCGGCGAGGATGCGTTCGACCTCGGCCTGGGCGTCGACGATCGGGAACCCGGCCCCCACCAACATGGCGACACCGGTCTCGATCGACAGGATGTGGGCGGTCACGCCGTCCTTCACCATGCCCAGCACCTCGGCCTGGTTGGCCGGCAGGAACGGCCCGAACTGCAGGCGCGCACGTGGCGTCGGCCCCGCAGGCAGCACCGGCGTCCCGTCGGCGCGCACCTCGAGCTGGGCGAGACGCTGCGCCATCTTGAGAAAAAGCCGGTACTTGTGCTCCCTCGGCAGCCGTAGGGCGCCGACCACCTGCGCCCACGGCGCGAACTTCAACGCCAGATGCAGCCCCGACGTCGTCGACGCATCCGCCGCGCCCAGGAGCTCCCGTGGGGCACCCAGGTTCTGCCACCAGCGGCGCTGCAGCTCCCCACCCAAGGCGAGCAGCTTGTCGATCCCACCGGACAGATCCAAGGTGGTGAGCTTCCCGGTCAGGATCTGCCCGGGCATCAACACGGTCGGGGACTGGGCGTCGACGGTGGCGTCCTCGAGGGCGACGGTGGGTTCACCGACGTACTGGGAGGCGCCCATGATGCGGGTGTCGATCTGCGCCAGGTCGTCGAGCACCTGGACCACATGGTCCATGACCGCGCGCCCGAAGTGTTCCTTGCCGGTGGCCGTGTTGGGGTGGTGGATGACGAGCAGGAAGTCGGCGCCCATGTCCTGCCGCCAAGTCCGCCACGTCGCCTTGGCTTCGTCGAGCGCCGTGACCTTCCCGGCCTGCACGGCGGAGAGCGGCCAGGACCCGTCGGAGAACACGCACACCCGCTCGGCCGGCGGGTCGTCCGGCTCGTGCCAGGGGAGGGTGCGGACGACGGTGCCGTCCGCGGTGATCTTGTCGGTGTCGGCGAGCGCCGGCAGCTGCCCGTCGGGGAGCGGGTTGCCTTCGGCGTCGATCCACACGGCGTCGCCGGTGCGGTCCAAGGCGGCGTGCAGGCTGGTGAGATCGACGAGCTCCCACGTGAGCCGCCGGATGTGCGTCGGGTTCGCCCCGCCGTCGTCGGCGTACTCGAAGGCGATGTGCACCCGGTCGGGGAACTCGCCGCGCTCCACCCCGTCGAGCTCCGGGAAGTAGAACCCCGGGTCCCACACCTCCACGGTCGGCCAGTCGCCCTCACGGGGCCAGAACACGACGACCCCGTCGGCCAGGTCGACAGCATCATGCTCGAGCTCGTCGATCCGGGCGGCGATCTGGTTGTCGTCCACCCAGTCGCGCAGGGCCGTCTGGCGGGCCCGCAGCTCGGGTTGGACGGTGACGGCCTGTTCCCACAGGTCGACGACCTGGGCGGCCTCCCGTTCCCACGCTGCGAGCCGGATCTGGTGGATCCGCTTCTCGAGGTCGCCGGCGTCGGCGGCCGGGTCGGTGGGGCGTTCGGGGAGCTTGGGGCCGTCGAGCAGGTTGTCGTCGGCGCCGTCGACGACGATGCCCCAGTCCTTGCCGAGGATCGAGGCGACGATCCGATCGGAGAGGCACGACGGGTCGCCGTACTCGCGGCGCTGATCCCGTTCGGCGTCGTCGGTGGCCAGGGGAAGCACGAGGCGGGCCACGTTGTTGCGGTAGGCGGCCCGCACCTTGTAGGCGGCGAGGCGCCGCTGATCAGCGTCCGGCACCCACGAGGGGGCCAACGGCAGCGTCGAGCGGACGACCTGGTTGGGTTGGCCGATGGGTTCCTTGTGCGACAGCGGGGACCACAGGTCGATGATCACGTCGCGCACAGGCATCCCCGGACCGTGACCACCCCGGACGCACCCGGCTGGGATGCAGGACTCACCGAGGGGCGTTCATTCCGCACGACCGAATGAACGCCCTGGCGCCGATCGCGTTCATTTGGGGTGCTCACCGGGTGTTCCGCAGCGCCCCGGCCACCGGCCCCGTGTACGGCGTCGAGCGCAACGGCTGAGCCTCCACCGGCAGCGGATCGGTGAACGCCAAGAGCAGGGCGTCGGCGTTGTCGGTGGACCGGCCGATGCGCTTGCGCAGGTCGTCCTTCGACTCGATCTGGATGCGCCCGTTCACCTCCCGGTACTTCGGGGCGCACAGCTCGTTCAGCACCTCGTCGGCCACCTCGGTGAGATCCCAGGCCCGGTCTTGGGCGAGGCGGCGGCCGACCTGCCACCAGATCCAGGCCCGAAGGTTCACAAACTTCGCCGAGTCCTCACCGGGCGCCGACTCGGAGACGACGATCGGGACGATGTCGAGGTCGGGGAACGTGCGGCGCAGGGAAGCGACCAAGCCCCAGCCGACGCCGATCGCATCGATCTTCACCCGGGTCGCCCCCGAGTCGCGGACCGCGGTCTCGACGAGCTGCAGCACCACCTCCGGATCCGACGACTGCACCGCCCACCGCCGGCCCACCCGCTGCCCCCGCCGCTCGAACACGACGGTCTCGTCGCCCAGGTCCGACCCGGCGACATCCACCCCGAGCTCCACCGGTACGCGCAGGGCCCCGATGCGGTTGGTGGCGTCGTCGCCTTGGCAGGCCTTCACCCACGACCACGGGATCGTCCCGGTGGAGGCGTCCTTGGGGAACTGGCCGAGCACCTTCGAGGTCCACAGCGGCGAGTCCTCGGTCCACTTCTTGCGGTGATCGTCCAACCAGGTGGCTGACGGCAGGAAGTGCCGGAGCTCGTCCGGGATCGGCTCGCCGGTGAAGTTGGGGGTGTCGAAGATGCTGATCGTGATCACCCACCAGCCCTGCGCCGACATGCCTGCGGTGCCGTCTTCGGGGGCGCCGTCACAGATCGTCTTGAACTCGCTGGTGGGGTCGTCGGGGTTGCCGATGGCGAGCATGCGGGCGTCGTCGTTGGTGCCCAACGTGCCGGCGGCGGTCCACAGCTGCTTCGGGATGCCGCACGCCTCGTCGAGCACCACCAGGAGGTGCCGGGCGTGGATGCCTTGGAAGCCGTGCTCGTCGTGGTCGGCGGGCTTGCGCCCGTAGGCGACGAGCTCGTCGTCGATCTTCCACTGGGCATCGAGGGTGACCCGGCCGGGGAGGTTCCCGGCCTTCCATGCCTTGCGGATCTCGCGCCACAGGATCGCCTTCACCTGCGGGTCGGTGGGCGCGCTCGTGACGGCGAACGCGGAGCCGACCGGGTGGGTGTCGAGCCACCAGGCGACGGCGCGCGCCCCGAAGAACGACTTCCCGGGGCCGTGGCACGCCTTCACCGCCACCTTGCGGTGCACGAGCAGCGCCTCGGCGATCTCCCGTTGCTTCGACCACAGGTGCTCGCCGAGCTTGGCTTTCACCCAGCCGACCGGATCGGCGGCGTAGGGGTCGACGGGGGGGTCGAGAAGGTCGGCGGCGCGCGCCCACGGACCCTGCATGCTCACAGCGACACCACGGATGTGACATTCCCGGTGAAGATTTTCGTCCCGATGTCACACCTCACGACGAAGTCTCGGCGTAGTCGGTGACGAGGGTGGACCATCGTGGCCACGAGCAGATCGGCCGGTGACCGACACCGTGGGCGACGTGCTCGCCCCGGTGCACCCGGTAGCGCGTGCACCGGTACGGCTTGTCGACCGCCGGGTCGTCTCCGGGCTCCCAGGCTGGCGCCTTGCATCGCTTCGGGAACAGCCAGCGCAGCACCGCGCTCATCCGTCGACCGGCCAAGGCCAGGCCGCCGGAGGGGTGCCAGACTTTTCCGGAGCCAGGT